CCCGTGAGGGGAGGGTCCTCCTACGATGTGCCGACTGGACTATCCAGTCGGGTTCTTCACATCAGGTTTCCTGAACATGGGAGGGAATAGTATGTATCACCGAACGCGCTCTCGCGGCGAAGAGGTCTCACTCAATCCTTTTTCCTCTGTTTTCTACTCTCGGTTTGAAAGCCGAAAGCAGTTTGCAGACGGACACTGGATTAGAGAAGATCGCAACGCAGCTTGGGCTCCGGTCGGTACATCCACACTATTCTCGGATGAGGAGCAAATCAGTGATACTGTTGGGAATGTGGGCGGCTATAATGGCTGCTCGCACACTCATAAGTATCCTATTCGCATCGGCTATTTCCCCAAAACGGAAATGGCTACTATCTCCACCGATGATCTGTCGACAAGCTGGAACCGCACGGGTACTTCTTGGAGTGGTTCCTCCACGCATTATAGCGTGGAGGGTCACCTGGGAAGCGCAGCGTGGTCGCCCAGTTTCGATCGGTCCATTGACTGGAATAGCCTTGTCCAAGCAGCAGGAGATGCTGTATCAGGCTCAATGGTATCCAGGATGAATATCCTGGTGACCCTAGCTGAAATGCAGCAGACCATGAGGATGTTCAAAAATCCTTTCGGTCTTCTCACCGCCCGTTGGCGCCGTAGCAATAAACCGCTACGCCAGCTTTCAAAGGCTGGAGCCAATGTCTGGTTAGAGTACAAGTATGGCTGGAAGCAGTTCTACCGAGACTTTCGTGAAATCACGAAGGTTTTGGACAAAACCGCTCAGCATATGGAGTACCTACGCCGGACAAGAGAATCATGGACGTCTGTGACACGATCACAAACAGACGAAGTGTCCTGCCCCATTCAAACACCTTCGATTGGTTCTATCACCGACGGGGTCCGCGCGACTGTGACAAATCTGGTTGCGAAGCGGAGGGCAAACGTCTCCCTGCAATTGTTGCGGGGGGCCGAGTTCCAGCTGCTAAGTCGCCAGTGTTACTTAACGCAGGCCTTGGGTGGTGATAAATTGATCGAAGCGCTGTGGGATCTTGTGCCGTTCTCGTTTGTTGTCGATTGGTTTATCGACATCAGCAGGTTCGCGGCCTTAAATCCCATTCTCTGGAATCAGCATCGGATCAAACGGTTGGGTTACTCTGTATCGACTGATTGGTATGCGGACATCTCGTTAGATACGAAATGTACGTATTATGCCAATTGTTCGCCTGCAGAGTACCTACTGGATGATGTCTATGCTAATCAGCGGGTAAGAAAATCTTACTCACGCTATCAGGGGTTTCCCCCTGATTCGGAGACAGCAGGTTGGTTCGGAAACTTCTCATTCATTAACATAGCTGATTCTGGAGCGCTAATTGCGCAAAGGATTTAAGCATGTTAATGTCGGAAGCTCTCCAATTACCGGAGCTGATCACTTCGGATACGGGAGCAAACTGTGGAGGTATGCCTATGGCTACCAGTCCCCTCGTCTTGAAAGGACGTACCATTGCGGACGTCGTCACTACAAGTGGCACCAACTTTACGTTGGTCTCTCAGACAGCGACGGGTGCTATCTATCGAGATAGTACTCGGTCTCTCTCTCTTCCGTGCGCCTGTGAATTCCAGTACAAACTGGGTTCTCCGGGTCAGCGCGGGAATGATTCTTTAAAGATCATCATCACCGATGCGAAGGTGGCGACTCTCACGAATGAGATCGTCGTCCTCCGTACGGTGCTGGAGATGAGTGTTCCCCGACAGACCAATACCATAGCAGACACTGACATCCAAGATCATCTTGGGTATCTCACGTCTATTATCGGTATTCAGGCCAATCGGGTCGCGTTCTCCGACGCCGCAGTTGCTTGATGAAAAAGGGTGTTAAAACCCTGATTCTATCTGTGCTTCCGCCGATCCTAATCAGGTTGGCGGTCGCATTGATCGATTGCTGCGTTGGGAGGGTCAAGGGATCGCGTTAACAAACACGCGGTTCCATGTGGGCTGGCTGTAGCATGCTGAGGGGGGAAACGACATGTATAATGTCGGGACCGTAATGCCTCCTGCTATCGCGATGCAGTCCAACTATCGTTCTCTGTTTTTTGACATTGAACGAATGTTCCCATCTGAGTCAAATGGCAAAAGCTTAGAGTATCTACTTTCTCGATTAGAGAAAGAAGGCACTCGGTACTGCGCCGCTGTTCTTCCCAAATTGGGTAAGGCAGTCGAAACAGCACTAATCCGTGAGGTCCCTTTACAGGTTCCTTTGGGATTTGCTCTAGCCACAGACTCCAGGTTACCTTTGTTTTTGAATGACCTCTTTAAGAAGGTCTTTGAGAATGACGGTAGCCCGATCAAGCTTGGGGGGAATCACGGTGCGCTGTTTTGTATAAGACAGTGCACAATGATGTACTCCAAGCTTGAGGGATTGGTCGAAGATGCCGCGGCTGATAAAGCCGTAGAGGCCTTTCGCGAGAGAACTACGGGAGAGCCACACATTTGGTGGCTGCCCGAGCATTCAATCGCTCGAGAGATCTTGAAGCGCATCTTTGATTGCAACAATCCCCTGGTTTTACCTCTCTTACAGTTCCAAAGGGAACCGTGGGGAAGGCATGGACCGGGGGCGGTTGCAGATCATTCGTCAGCCTATCAGAAGTGGGAATTTTCCCAGTGGGCCGGGCTGCCATCCCGATTATTCGGGGTGAATGCTCGGTGCGCCCTCAGGTTTCATCCTGAGAGAGCGCGTCCATATGCGCGTGTTGCAGTGGTACCGAAGGACTATCGTGGTCCTAGGATTATCTGCATCGAGCCAAAGGAGTTCCAATTCGCCCAACAAGGGCTTAATCGGACACTCTGCGACTTGATTTCACGGCATCCTCTGACGAGGAGATCCATCAATTTTGTGTCTACAGAGCAGTCTGAGAGGTTATGTAGCGATGTTAAAATCGCGACCATTGACCTCAAGGATGCGTCGGACCACCTCTCTATGAGGTTAGCTCGAGCTCTGTTGCCACGATGGGTCTTCAAACTAGTGACGCGTTATCGGTCCACTACGGTTGCATACAAAGGCAACTCGTGGAGGCCCAATTGTCTTGCGACAATGGGTAACGCTACCTGCTTTCCGCTCGAGACCTTAATCTTCTGGGCACTCGCCCGGGCGACGGTCTCTTCGAAGAAATGGTACGGAGAGTCACCCGCATCACCCGTAAGGGTATACGGAGATGACATAATCGTGCCAAAGCAGGCATCGAGTCGATTACTCGATGTACTAGAGGCTAGCGCTCTCGTGGTTAACTATGACAAGACCTGCACCCATGGGCTCGTAAAAGAGTCATGTGGAGAGTGGGTCTACGCTGGGAAGTCCCAGCGCTTAGTTCGCCCCAAGAGCGCTTGTGTCACGAATCACCGTACATGGATCCAGCAACGGGCGTATTCACGCCTTCTGCTACAGAAAGGGTTTGTTGCCCTTTCTGCGTCCATGGCTGATCAAGCGTCGATGTTCCTTAATGTGGCGGATTTGAAAAACCGCTACAACAAGGGCCTTCAGCGATGGGAGATCAGGTTCCCAGTATTTGCTAATACTGGTGAACACGGGGAGCTAGATGGAGTAGCCGGGCTGTATGCCTGGTTCGTCCATAACGATGTAGCACCGTTCCTCGACGGCACCAACTTAAAGGTGAAAATGAGGTGGCTACCAGTGGAGGTCGTTGACCTTCTCTGATAGAACGGGGG